TACACCCATGACTAAAAAGACTTGCACACCAGCACGTAAGGCGCTTGCAAGAACATTCAAGAAGAAAGCAAAGACAGGCTGGTAATGGTTGGTGTAGTAGGAAAAGCAATTAAAGGATTTGGAAAAGCTTTAAAAAACAAGTCATCCATTCAACTTGGTAAAAAAGTAATAAATCGTACAACAGGAAAACCCTTTCCTGAATCGACTCAAAGACACATGAGAGAGATCGATAAACGAAAAACTAGTATGAAGAAGTTGGGTTATAAAGGACCTACTTATAGACCCAGTGGAAAAAAATCAAAAACAGGTGCACATCTTTTAGAGGAAGTGTGGACGCGTAATCCGTACAAAAAAGCTAAACCAAGTAAACTTAAGAAAATTGCAAAGAAGACAGCTCCAATTGGAGCAGCAGCTGCTGCTGGAGAAGCATACGGCAGACATAGAAGTAAAAAATAATGGCTACAAGAATTAAAACTCAATTTAAGAACAACAAACAAGGCTGGACATCTAAATTAATGACGCCTAAAGGGGTTAATACTCCTTATAATGGCAGTTATATGAACAGCAAACTAGGAGATGTTAAAGTTAATAATAAAAGTTTAGAAACATTTTACGGAGATAAAATAAAACCCTAAGAAAGGATCAATGAATTTAGAAAGTGCTATTGTACAACTCAATCGTTTCATGACACAGCGCCTTCAAGTGCTGTCACTGTCCGTTACTTCAGGAGGTATTGACAACATGGAAAAATACAATTATATAATAGGACAGATAAATGCCCTAGAGGCAACACGACAGGAACTCTCTAACCTGCTGGATAACAAGGAGCAAAAAAATGAAGGAACAGTCATCGACATCAAACCTCCCCAAACATAAACCAGCATTAGAAGAAAAGTATAAGCGTCAAGACGAAGATCTACCAAAACCGACAGGTTGGCGACTTTTAGTTTTACCCTATCGAATGAAGGATAAAACCAAAGGTGGATTAGTATTAGCGGAGTCTACAATTGAAAGACAACAAGTAGCTTCGCAATGCGGTCTAGTTTTGGCAATGGGTCCACAATGTTACCAGGACAAGGAACGTTATCCTCAAGGTCCGTGGTGCAAGAAGGGGGATTGGGTAATGTTTGCCCGATATGCTGGATCCAGAATTAAGATTGAAGGTGGGGAAATACGTTTGCTGAATGACGACGAAATTTTAGCAACCATCAAGAGTCCAGAGGATCTCTTGCATGAATTTTAACATAGGAGGAAACTATGCCTGAAGAAAAAAGCAAGAAAACAGTCGACATTGATACGTCTGGCCCAGGGGCCGAGGTTGATGTTGCTGAAGAAAAAGTAAAAGACGAATCAGTCGTAGAGACTGAAGCCACGGAACAAGAACCAGTAATCAAGGAAGAAGAAGTAACAGAAACAGTTAAAGAAATTAAAAAAGAACAAAAAAAAGACGACGAACAACTTGAAGAATATAGTAAGGGCGTTCAATCTCGTATTTCCAAGCTTACTCGTAAGATGCGCGAAGCTGAAAGACAGCGCGATGCAGCTACGGAATATGCAAGAGCGGCTGACGAAAGTCGCAAGACGTTAGAACAACGTTTTGTTAGAGCGGACTCTGATTATATTAAAAGGTTTGAGTCGAGCGTCAAAGAAGGAATGGACACAGCCCAAAAAGATTTGGCTAGAGCCATTGAATCTGGAGACGCTAAAGCACAAGTTGAAGCCAATAAGAAGATCGCTACTTTAGCATTTGACAATGCTAGATTACAACAAAGCAAGGAAACAAGAGAAGAGACACCAGCAACACCTGCTGATGTGAGAGAACCTCAACAACCTTCTTCGTATCCTGCTTCTGATCCACAGGCTGATGCTTGGGCTGGAAGAAACTCATGGTTTGGTCAAGATCGAGCCATGACATTTACTGCGTTCGAAATTCATAAAGATTTAGTGGACAAAGAAGGTTTTGACCCTAAATCGAATGAATATTATGCTGAAGTAGATAAAAGAATTCGTGTTGACTTTCCGCATAAATTTGATAAGAGTGATAATAGATATACGACCGAGCCCGTTCAGACGGTCGCTTCTGCAAAAAGAAGCGTGAAGCCTGGTCGCAAAACTGTGAGACTCACTTCCTCTCAGGTCGCTATTGCGAAAAAATTAGGAGTGCCACTCGAAGAGTACGCAAAACAATTAAAAAACACGAAGGGAGTAGTATAAGCGTATGAAACAAGAAGATACAAAACAACCTCGTGCGAGCCAAACACGGTCCAAATCTGAAAGACCAAAAGTGTGGGTTCCTCCATCATCTCTAGATGCACCTCCTGCGCCTAAAGGATTTAGGTACAGATGGATCAGAGCTGAAGTCATGGGATTTCAGGATACGAAAAATATCCAAGGACGAATAAGAGAAGGTTATGAACTCGTTCGTGCTGAAGAAATCCAAAATGCTTCAGACTATCCAGTCATCGACGAAGGTCGATACAAGGGGGTAGTAGGGGTCGGTGGCCTTTTGCTTGCAAAGGTTCCAGAAGAGATTGCGCAGCAACGTACAGACTATATGACACGACGTCATACAGATCAAAACGAAGCTATAGACCACGATCTTATGAAGGAGCAAGATAAGAGGATGCCTATCAATATTGACAGGCAGTCTCGTGTAACCTTCGGTGGTACAAAGAAAACCTAGTTTTCTCGGGATAACAACCAATTCCCTACCAACGAATTTTTTTAACCGTTTACAGGTAAAACTGTAAACAAGGAGTAACAAACTATGGCAAATAGTAACACGCAAGGTTTTGGACTTATTGCGGCAGGAACGTTGGGATCAACTCCAGCGACTTCAGGTCAAGGTAAGTACTATATCGATGCAAACTATGCTACTACAATATATAGTGGTGGGCAGGTTTCTTCCGCAGCAGGGTACGTCACTGAAGGTCAACAGACCGCAGACAATCCTACTTTGGGAGTACTAAATGGAATCTTCTACAATGCGGCTACAACTTTGAAGCCGACATGGTCGAACCATTATGTACAAGTAACCCCTGCGAATTCAGAGGACATAACTGCTTTCGTATACGATAACCCACAACAATTATATGTAGTATCAACGGACAAGTTGCTCGCACAAGCTGGATATTTAGAAACGTATGACATGAATGCCTCTGCTGGTAGTACAACTACTGGTAAGTCTTCAGCTACTTTAGATATCGACGATACAAGTGCGGACGCAGCCACATGGCGATTGTTAAGATTAGCAGAAGATCCGTCAAATTCGGATATGACTGCTATCTACACATCCGTAGTAGTTGTTCTAAACCTGATTGAATTACAATCATAATAAATAGGAGTATATAGAAAATGGCAATATCACGAGCACAGCTAGTTAAAGAACTAGAGCCAGGCCTAAATGCACTATTTGGTCTGGAATACAAACGGTATGAAAATCAACATGCTGAAATATACGTTCAAGAATCTTCTGACAGAGCTTTCGAAGAGGAAGTTATGTTATCAGGATTTGCGAATGCTGATGTAAAAGCGGAAGGGCAAGGCATATCATATGACGAAGCTCAAGAAACTTTTACAGCACGTTACACTAATGAGACTATCGCTCTAGCATTTGCGATAACAGAAGAAGCTATCGAAGATAACCTCTACGATAGAATTGCTTCTCGTTATACAAAAGCTTTAGCAAGATCTATGAGCAATGCTAAAGAAGTAAAAGCAGTCAATCCATTAATTAATGGTCTACCATCTGGTAGCTTTAAAACTGGAGACGCTGTAACTTTATTTAGTACTGAGCACCCAACGATTGCAGGAGTATTTAGTAATACTTTAGCAACTGCGGCAGATCTTAATGAAACGTCAATGGAGCAAGCTTTAATAGACATTGCTGCAATGACTGACGAACGAGGTCTTAAAATTGCTGCTAGAGGAGTGAAAATGATCATTCCTCCTAACACCCAATTTACTGCTGAAAGATTATTTAAATCTCAAGGCAGAGTGGGAACAGCTGATAATGATATCAATGCAACTAAATCTATGGGAATGATTCCTCAAGGATACAGAGTGAATAATTTCTTAACTGATACGGACGCATGGTATATTATTACAGACGTGCCAAATGGCATGAAAATGTTCAATCGTGCCCCATTGACAACTGCAATGGAAGGCGATTTCGATACTGGGAACGTTAGATACAAAGCTAGAGAAAGATACGTCTTCGGATGTTCTGACCCTAGAGGTATTTACGGCTCACCAGGAGCGTAATAAAACATTAGAAATGAGGCGGCCTTAAAATCGCCTCATTTCGTTTATAAAGTAAGAAATTAGACCTATGAAAAACTTCCGAATACAAATTCACTATGAAGGCTATTATGCTGATTTTAATGTAATGGCCGAAGACACTAAGGAAAGTATTGAAAAATCAATCCTTGACAAGCTAGGACAAAATGAGGTAAAACTGGAGAAAGATGGATTTACCCGTGGTAAATGGATAACTTATGAGGAAGTTATAAATGACGGAAGACCTGTACATTACGAAACGGTCCTTGGAACTAGAGTGGCAAAACGAGCATCTGAAGTCAGGGAAGCATAATATCCGAATGATTGATATCAATAAAAAAATTCAGGATATTATTAAAGAGATCATTGCCAAAGAGTTTGAAGAAGACACTCTTCAAACCAAAGTAAACGACGCCAAGGCCGAAGTTTCGATAGCCACTTAAGCGCTATCAAAAATCAATTTTTTACCACAGGATAGCTTGCGCTTTTTAAAAAAAAGGGCTATAGATTAATCACTATACATTAAATTAAGAACGTAGACGAGTATAGCGACGACCTAGAGACTACGTTCGCATAATCTAGGAGGATTATAACATGGCAAACACAACGTTTAAGGGAACGGTAAGAGCAGAATCTGGTCTTAAAGTTACCACACAAGCAGCTTCAACTGGTGTCTACACTGATGATTTTTCAGTTAGTTCAGCAGGGGTTTTAACAAGAAGACAACCAGAAATTCTTGTAGATTGGGATTACATTTCATGTCCAACTCCAATTGTTTCAACACTTACAGGAGCAGGCGGAGCTGATGGCGTATTAGCAGCTGGTGAATTGTTCAGTATGCTTTGGCCAAATACAACTGGTCAAGTATGCCCAGCACAATGTAGTGTTGTTGCTGCACACACAGTCGCTGCAAGTGGTTTTATGGTAGAAGGCACAATTCCAGCAACAGATACAAATAACACCGTAGCAGGTTTAAATCTTCAAGGTGATGCTGCAACTGCAGACAACACAGGTCTTGAAATTGTATTCGGTGGTACACAATTAGGTGGATATGGTGCATGTACAATTGGTACTCATGCAATGACTTTTGACGCAACATTTCACAGTGTTGATTATACTGATCAAGATGCAGTTACAATTGGGTTTAGAAAAGTACAAGAATTTGAAACAGGTCATGGTGCTATATTAGCAGCAGCATCAGGTGATCCTGCTTATACTGATTTTTGTGCATTTGGTGTTCAATCAGCAGACGATGTTCAAATCGCAACAGCATTAAATGATGGTTCT